CGATGGCCGCCACCCCGTCGGCATCGACCGTCCGGCGGAACGCGTGGATGACCTCGATCAGCTCCGACGGCGTGCCGGCGTGGGCGGCGCCGGATCGGGCCATGGCCTCGGAAATGGCGGTTGGCGGCGAGCCGTAGTGGTAGCCGCTGGCCGACTGCCAGTCGGTCACCTTGCCGGCCTGCTTCACCGCCTCCTCGACCCACGCCTTGCGGTAGTCCTCGGTCAGCACCCGGGTCTGCAGCTCCGCCACGGTGACGAATTCCCGCATGAAGATGAGGCGGGCCTTCTGGATGTCGGTGGTGTCGGGCGGCAGGTACACCTCGTCCCACGGTCGCAAGGCGTAGATCATGGGCCCGTTCTCGCAAAGGTAGGGCAGAGGAACGCTGGCTTTGCCGTCCTCCCGCAGCTCCCGCACCAGCCGGCGCATGGTGGCCGGCTTCATCGCCGGGACGTCGTCGGAGTCCAGCGCATCGGCCAGTTGCTGGCGGCTGTACTCCGTGTAGATGACGCCGAACACCTCGACGGCCTGGTCCTCCAGCGTTGGATCCATGACGAGCTGTTCCAACGCCGCCAGCTCTCCCCCATGCGGGCCCAGCGCCACCACACCCTCCAGCGCCAGGGCCACCGCCACGGGCGCCAACGCCTGCAACGTCACCTCCTGCCGGCGCAGGGCGATGCGTTGCTTCCAGGTTGGGTAGAGGACCGTCCAGCCGTAGTGCTCCCGGTACTGGGCGGCCAACTCCACCTCCCGGATGATCTGCTCGTACAGGCGCTCGTTGACGAAGTAGCTGGCTAACCGCACGGCGTACCGACCGGCGTCGTCGTCGGCGGCCTTGGGCTTGATCATCGCCCGCCAGAACGCGGTGACGCACAGGGCGGTGCGCTCCCGGATGATGGTGTCGGCCAGCATCACTCGGGTGTCGGAGGCGCCGTCCCACGGGAAGGCGGCCCGATCCGGCTGGTCGTGCTTCTTGCCGTCGGGCGACTGCCCGCCCCAGCGGCAGAACCGGACGTCATCGGCCGATGCCGCGGTGTTGATCTCGCCCCGGTAGGGGCCGCAGCGTTGGAACTCGGAGATGATCGCCGCCACGTCGGGCTTGTCGGCGGTCTGGTAGAGCTTCTTCTGGTCGTCGGTCATGGCGGCATGACGCCGCCGTGCTTCCCCTGGGGTTGTGTAGCGATTCCGGGACGGGTGCGCAACGAGCTACTGGGTCAAAGAGACTCCCGCCAGTTTGGCCAGCTCCACTTTCCTGTAGGACCACCGCGTGGTGCCCGGCAGGCGCACGGCGATGGGCGGATGGTTGGAGCGGATGGCGTCCAAGGTCTGCTTGTCCTTCACCCCGAGCACCCGCATGGCTTCGGATCGAGACAGCAGCAACGGCAACGATTTGAACTCGGCAACGGTCATGGTCAATAACCCCCTCCGCCGTATGAGCGCAGCACCTGCGTGCCCACGTACATGGGCCCGGCGGTCAGCAGGTAGCGCAGACAGTCAATGGGATCCTTGCACGCACCCTTGGCGCCGTCGCGCCCGGTGTAGTTGCTCAGAGCCCAAATCAGGTTCCCGCAGTTCTCGCTCACGTAGAGCTGCGGGGCGTTCAGTACCGCATCCAGCGGCTTCTCGGCGTTGAACCAAAGAGCGTCCTTGATGGCTTCCTCGCCCTCCATCTCTTTCAGCCCCGGCGCCTGCCGGAAGTACATGCCGGGCAGCATGACGCCATCCTCGCCCGGGTGCTCCAGGGCGAGCTGGTCTTGGATGCACGTCCCACCCTGCTCGGTGATGTGCTCGGTGCGGGCGGCTCGCGGATCCAGCAGCCGGTCAAAGATCACCTCGCCGGTCCGGATCTTCACCGGCGCCTTGGGATCGGTCTTCAACGGCCGACCTTCCAGCCGGTTGATGAGCGCCTTGTACTGGGCGATGCCGTAGCCCAAGGACATTCCCTGGGCAGGCCCGGCGTCGCCGTCCCAGCCCTTGCCGCCTTCCTCGGGGGAACGGTTGGTCGGGATGGCCCATTCCCCGTAGGACGCCAGGTCGGGCCATTCGCGGTACACGTACCAGGTCGGCCGCGGCCCCGGCACAGCCCGCAGCCAAAGAAAGAACCAAGGGCGATGCGACGCCGGGTCGGCCACCATGTAGTTGGTCCCTTCCTCAGGGATCCGGTCGGGGCGGATGATGTTCCACGGGCCAAAGGTGCTGAACATGCGGCCCCGGGTGTTGCGGGCCCACCCGTAGAACCGCCGCTCAATCACCTCGACGCGCTGGTCCCGCGCTTGCTGCACCGCCTGCTGGTAGCCGGCAAAGGGGTTGTCCTCCGTGAAGGCGTAGAGGATGCGGGCGTTGTACAGGCTGGCCTCCTGCACGTATGGCGCCCGGCCCGGCGGGGTGTCGGGTGTGACGACGTGGGTCTCGGGCAACAGCTCGGCCCGGCGGTGCTCGATGGTGTTGGCCGTGCCCACGATCTCCCGGATGGCCGGGGTGATGCCGTTGATCGGCGTGTAGCCCCACACCATCTTGCCGCCTTTGCGGGGTAGCCGGAACATCAGTGTCTTGAGCCATTCCAGCGGCATGTTCTCGTCCGCCAGGATCAGGTCCCAGCCGCCGCCCTCGTAGTCCTTGACCTGCTGGCCGTAGTAGCCGAACACGCCCACGCTGCCGTTGGGGCAGACGAATCGACCGTTCGGGAACCCGTTCTTGACCGTGTAGTCCAGGTTGGTCACCCGGCCGCGGGACCGCTGCGCCTTCCACTCGGGCGGCAGGTAGGCGTAGATCTCGGGCTGCTGGACGTCGATGGACGCCTTCTCCGCCTCGTGGAGCCACAGCACCTTGGCCCCGCGCTTCTCCAGCAGCTTCTTGACCCCGTACCAAGCCAGGAACCGGGTCTTGCCCGATCCGTTTCCGCCGAACAGGCAGAGCAGCGGGGTGGTCAGGGTCAGCGCCTCGGCCCGCTTCCACCACGGGATGACGAACCCGTACCGCAGCGGGTCCACCACCGCCCGCTCTATGGCTTCCTCCCGGGCCTTGTACGCCTCGATCAGCTCGCCCAGCACGTCCTTGTTCTGGACGGCGCGGAGGTAGTGGTCGCGCCCGAACGGCCACGGCATGGCCGGCCATGGCGTCGGCTGCAGCTCGGCCTCCAGGGCGTCAGCTTGGGCGTCCAGTGCGGTCATTGTCCAGCGCTTCACAAGCAGCGAACCAAACGCTACCGGCCGACTCATCTATTGCAATAACGCGAAGCATCGCGTTTGCCACTTGGTACTTTCTCAGCTTAGACAAACCATGGACGGCGCCGATTCTCACACTCTTGTCAGGGTGTTTGGCATAGCGTGCCAGCAACTCTACAGTTTCAACACTGTCCCAGTCGCCTACTTGCTCACAGCATCTGGCCAAGACACGCGTCGGTGCCGTGCCGGCGTACAAAATGTTAATCGCGTCGATCATGGCGTTGCTTGGTGTCCAGTTCTGCCCGCATCGTCAACAAACGATCCCACACACGTTGGCTTGGGTGACGTATCACCAGCAATTCATCAAACGTAACCCGCTTCTCAATAGACACGAATTGACGTGTTTGCTCGTTCCACCGCTCGATGCGCAGGACGATGGTGTCGGCGGTCATTGCTGCGTGCGCAAGTTGGCCCACCAGTTTCCCGTCTTCTCATGGATGAACCCACGCAACGGCCGCAGCGCATCGCAGCGCCGGCTGTAGGCCTCGGTCGAGGCGAACAGCACCCGGCCATTGCGATGCTTCACCCGCCACCGCCACTTGCCGCGGCGCCGGTAGGTCTCAAGGATGTACTTGGGTTTCTTCATGGGATACATGTGCACTCCATCCAGTCAGCCAGCCACGCCAGCGCCGCCCCAGCGGTCACGCGGCGTTGCCAACAAATAAGATCCAACCCGGCCTCGGCGTGGTAACGGCTGGCCGGATGCCCTGGGTACGCCGCCCGGTACTGTTCCACCCTGGCCAGCACCCATTCCCAGACTTCCAGCGTCTGGCTGCCCACCCACACCAGCACCCGCTTGCTGTCGCCGCCAGCCACGCCGCCGGGCCTCCACGCGGCTTGGTTGGGGCCGCCAGCCGGGTTCCAGCGCAGCGGCAGGTCCTGCTTGGGCGTGCTGCCCCAGCGTTGCTCCGGGATGTCAGGCTCCACGGCACGCCTCCTTGAGCCGGACAATGACCTTGGACAGGGCCTCCAGCTCGATCTGCTCGATGTAGTTTGGCGTGACGCCAAAGTACTTGGCCACGTCCTCCCGTGGCATCACCGGACGGAGCTGCGCCCGAATCTCCCGGGCCAACGCCCAGCGGGTGGCCCGCAGGGTGGCGATTCGAGCCTTGCCGGATAGCGGCCGGGCTTGCTGCGAGAAGCATGTCTTCACTCGAACACCTCCTGGACTGATTGTTCCGCCGACTCCCGCGACTCCCGGGTGGGCACGTAGCAGTCCACCAGGCGTACCCACTTCCTGATAAAGACGCACTCCGCGGCGATGCCGGATTCCCCATCCCGCTGTTTGGCCACGAAGATATCCACGCGGGAGAGGAACCGTTGCCAGTCGTCCCCCTTCCACTCGGCCGGCACCTCCTCCAGCGCCCGGCCCTGCAGGAAGCGCAGCTCGTCGTCGTCGGCCGTGGCCTTGATCGGCACCGGATCGCAGAACAGCACCACGTCTGCGTCCTGCTCGATTTGCCCGCAGTCCTTGATGTCCGAGAGCATGGGCCGGCGCCGCTTCTCGCTGGTCTCGATGCTGCGGTTCATCTGGCACAAGACCATGATTGGAACCTTCAACTCTTTCTTGAGCGCCAGAATGGTCTGCGAGACGTGCGACAGCTCGGCGTTGCGGTCCTTGAACCGCCGGTCCCCGCCGGACATGAGCTGGACGTAGTCGATGATCAGGAGCTGGGCGCCGTCGCGCACCATGCGACGGGAGCGCATGGACAACTGCTCGGCCGTCAGGCCCGGCTGCTCGTCGATGATGATGGGAGCGTCCTTCATCGCCTTGGTGGCCGCCAGTAGCCTCGGGATGTCCCGGGCCTCGTCCTCCATGAATCCGTTCAGCCACTTCCGCAGGTCCACACGGGCCCGGGAGAACAGCATCCGGCG